GCTCTTTCGCCTGGTCTTCCAGCTCTTCGAATGCGATCAGGCGCGCCTTGCGCAGCTCTTTCTCATAAGCGCCCGAGCGGCCGCCGACGATATCGCGCACGCCGGCGAAGAAATCACGAAAAATGTTTACATAATGACAAAACGATTATAGTTTAACCTTCAATGAGTTAGGAGGTTAAATGATACAGGCATACAGTTATGTTCGTTTTAGTACAAAACTACAATCAAAAGGTTCGAGTTTAGAACGTCAATTAAAAGCCAGTCAGGAGTTTTGCACGCTCCATAATCTACAGTTATCCACTAAGAGTTTCCGTGATCTAGGCGTGTCTGCCTTTAAGAATACCAATAGACCAGAACTTGAACAGATGTTGGAAGCGATAAAAGAAGGAGAGATTTCTAAAGGTAGCTACATCTTGATTGAAGCTATCGACCGGCTTAGTCGTAAAGGGATTAGTCATACACAGACCGTTTTGAAGGATATCTTGTCATACGGTGTTAATGTAGCCTTTGTTGGAGAGGACGCGAAGACACTACAGAATACAGTCTTGAATCAGGACAGTTTGAATGACTTAAGCACTGTTATCTTGGTAGCTCTTGCGGCTGATTTAGCTCATAAGGAATCACTGCGTAAATCCAAGTTGATTAAGGCCTCTAAAGCCATTGCTCGTGATAACGCTAAGGATGGAAAAAAGAACAAATTTCATGTTGGTTTCTGGCTCAAATATAATGATGATAAGAAAGAGTATATTTTCAGTGAACGTCTTGATGTAGTCCGGCTAATAGTCAATGATAGATTGAAAGGCTTGGGTCCAAGGAAGATAGCAACACATCTAAACGACTTAGAGATACCTTCTCCATTAGGAAAACAGTGGAACCATATGACAATCACAAAAGTCATTACCAATCCTGCACTGTATGGAGCCTATCAAACAACTGTGATGATAGATCAGAAAGCCGTTCCTGATACATTGATAGAAGACTACTTCCCTGCTGTTGTTAATAAAGACACTTTCATGCTCTTGCAAGCTGATTCTTCCAAAGCTAATAAAGGTAAACCAAGCAAAGCCAATCCGTTCGGTGGGTTGTTAAAATGTTCATGTGGTCATGGCATGAACTTTTCGGTCAAGTATGACAAAAGGAGGAATGGTGATGCAAAGGAATACCAGTATCATTTTTGCTCAGCAAGTACAGAAGGACGTTGCAAGTTTAAAAAGAAAATACGTGATCTTGTTCCATTGCTAGTAGAGATTATGGATAAGTTGGAAATAAAGGAAACTCCAAGGAAGAATATAGCAAAGCAAGAAATAATATCTATCACGGAAAAAATTGAGCAACTTAATAATATGCTCTTGCAGTTAGATAAACCACCACTCAGTGTTCTAAAAACAATATCAGAGCTAGAAAGTAAAAAGGAAAAATTGCTTAAAGAGCCAGAGCAACAATCTATCAATCAACAGGATGTAAAGAGATTGAGCTCTATTAATGACACCTTCGAGTATAACCAACTATTGAAGAGAATTGTTGACCGTATTATAATTCATCAGTTCGATACCTCTTATCGAGTAGAAGTTAAGAAATTAGATGGTCACAAACAGAACTTTTTGATCAAAAATAATAAGGTCTTGTTCAAAAGTGATACAAAGGCGTTAACTGAACTACTAAGGAGCTTTAAAGATGTCGAAGATGTTTGAAGAGAATGAAAGTTGGGATGATTTTGATGAACCAACTCAAGAAGAGTTGAATCAAGAAGCAGATATTTACGATGACATTAGAGCTATCAAGCTCGAATTGGCGAAAATCAATACACCTTGGCGTGGTCCTGAACATAGCGATTTCCGTGGTACAAGATTAGAAGTACCATTCGAAATGAAACCTGACTTTGAAGTTGTCTACCCTGAACCACATAAAAAGGACTGGGAAGATAAAGCGATTGATATTAGAACAGCTGTTGTTAATGGTGAAGACTATGAGTACCTTCCATTCTTCATCTACAACAGTTGGACTAAACAATGGAAAGAAGTTAATTATGGTGATTATTTCAAATCTCACTATGAGTTCATAAAATGATAAAGGGGCCGAAGGCCCCTTATTGGTAAGCGTTTAAGGTTCCTGTCTCAAACACGGAAATTACTCGTTTCGCACGATTAGGCGTCTGCCTGTACCATTTGGACTGAGCCAAATTAATAGCAGCTTGTTTCCATTGTTTTTGTTCAAGTAGTCTTAAACTATTTTTAAAACCTGCCACACCAGCTGCACCCATCTGGAATACCATATTGACTAATGCCATTTTACGGGTGTCGTCCAAACTAGTGTAGACTCGGTTTAAATCTGAATTATTGTTGATTGCACTAATGGATTTCTTGATATCTGCATTAAACATTGCCTCTGCTGTAAATTGAGAAATAGTTTCGCCACCTAAAATCATAATAGCGACTTCTTTGTTTGGATTTTTAGTGACTAAATGTCCAATGCCAATAGTGAAATATCCTTCAGTGTCTTTATAGAGAGTTAACTTGCAACCCTCATCATATTTTAACATTTGAAATAAAGTCATCGGCATCACTTAAACTGGAAGAAATAGTTAAAGCAGCGAATTCCACGAATGGCGTTCTGTGTTACACCGATACAAACAGCTTCTTCCTCGTAACCAGTATCAAGAATAACTGTTTGACCAACTTCGAAACGATACTTTGGTTTTTTGAATTGTGTACTAACAACGAAAACATCAAGTTCTGTTTTCAGAGCCTTTTTAATTTTTCTGTTGTCGATATATTTGCACTCATATGGACGAGTCATATCTTCAGGCTGTTTACCATCGATGGTAATGAATTTTAATTCGTCTGGGTTATAGTAGTCGAAGTTCATAAATGCTCCTTTGCTTGATACATGTATTTATGAACTTCGATTTGATTATCGGTAACTGGCCTTGACGGCATTAGAGACTTGTCGCTCCATAGTATTAGACATTTGTTCCCATGTCCCATACGACTTTTTACGCACACCATTCTTCTTGAATATAGCTATCAGCCGCTTATTTTTCTTGGCGGTTGTTTTAATAAGGATTGTTCGCTTTTGCCCTTTATGTAATTGGTCAACAGATACTAGATTTCGCATATTCTTCAATCCAGGAATGTTCCCAAGGGCGTTAACGAATTTAGAGTTATTTGGTACGAATTTTTTGATAAGGTCTTCGTTGTCGATTAAATGGCTCAAATAATTGGCCTGAACATCCTTAATGAATATTCGATTTCTTGTCACAAACTTGCCAACATTAAATTGGAAACCTACCGCATTCTTAGTGAAGTTGGTAGGTCCCTTTGTCTCTCGATTAATGTGTTTTTGTAATGCTTCAGAAGCAAGTTTAGACGCCTTAGTGACTCTTTTTGAAAAGTGGTCGGATTCTTTAATCTTCCACTTATCTAAGTCCCGTTTAACTTTCTTGACGTCTTTAGCCACCTACTCCTCCTAACATCATTATCAGTTTCATAGCCTCTTCTATAACAATAGGTGGCAATACAATTCCACATGCTGCTGCAATAGGAATAGCCACCATATTGTACATAACGCCAAAGGCCACACTGAATTTCACAATATCGAGAGGTTTGATATCGCTTAGTTTCATTTAATTCACCATACGTCCATTTCCGACCGTTACTTGTTGAGTTGTCCCAGAATTTTTTTCAGCCAGCGTTAAAAGCCTGGTTATCTGATTAGATTGCTGGTTTAACATTTCCATAAAACGTTCCATTTTTGTATCAATAGAGTTCATTTTATTTTCTATGTCATCAATTCGACGCTCTTGGTGTTTATTGTTTGATTCAAGGTTGGTTAAACGGTTTTCAAGAGCAACATGCTTTGCGGAAATGGACGAGTGAGTTTTCCATATAGCAACTGCTATTGACACAATAGTGCCAATTACTGCAATGCTCACAACGTCCATTTTTATCTCCTTAGATTAACAGATTTAATACATCAGTATTTAATCAGTATACAAAATGAGATTCTTCGCAAGGCACATAGTGGATGGCAAAGTCTGGCAACTTATAATCGCCGGCTGGTACTGGAGTCCATTGGCTTTGTGGAATTCTAATTTCAATAGTACATGGACCATCGACCTTAAAATAACCACCAACAGATTTAACACCATTTACTAACACTTCAGGGAAGAAAAATCCTTGAGGTTGCAACGGGTTTGGTGAAACATATTGGATACTTGGCATTTCAATTTTGATATGACCTTCAGCACCTTTGAATTCAATGAACTTAGAATTCTCGGTATTTAAAACTAGACTTTCTACAATGTGAAACATACTATCTCCTTAGATTGGGCTGGTTATGGATAAATCTGCATCGATTTCGTAATTACACTCAACAGGCTGTAGATATATCCCATTGTTATTATGGATACGAATCATTACACCTAAGCTGTCTTTTATAGGTGGAACTTTAAACTCTGAAATATTAAATTTGGACATTTCTGTAGAAAATTTTGAATCTAAAATAATGTATGGATTAGGACCAGCATCATGATTGGTTATAGCAATTTCGTATCCATATGCGTACACTTCAAATTTACCATCAATTGAAAATGTTCTTTCTATTTTGCTATTACCTATATTAATTATTGTCTCAGAATAAGGATTTCCATCTGATACATATCCCTTCCAAGATTTTTTAAAATCAGGAGCAGTGTCATACATAAAGTATTGCATTGATACCTCTTTGTTTAAGTTAAAGCCATCCTTGGCAAACAGTTATCTCCAAATCATTTTTTTGTTCTTCATAATATAAAGGTCTGCGTCAACAACTAATCCGCAAGCAGCATGGCCATTGGTTTGGTTAACAGTGCGGAACCAGATTCTTCTATTACCTTGACCTGCAGGCATACTAATATATGAGTTAGAGAAAGTCGCTGTAGCATCCCCAGCGCTAGCACCTGGGCCACCCCATTGCTGAATTAATTGATCATCAAGGAACATCTGAGTATATGAACCTCTACCAGATTGACCACCACCTTCAAACCCGGCAATCATTTTTCCACGAATTGCAATTTTTGTTGGGAAGTTCTGAAGAGCGATATAACAGAATGTTGTGTCATAATTATTACCACCTGATGGGCGGTTTTCCATGTTGTAAATTTTCACATCAAATTCAACGTCCATTAAGTCACCTTTAATTTGTGACGCCTGAATTTCACCGTTGAAATAGCCATCTTGTGCTTCAATACGACCGCGAACTGTACAGTTTTCGCTGATTACGACGTTATTAAAATTACCGCCGTTGGCATTAACCCAACCATTGAAATAGCCAGAATCAGCTTGGATATCACCCTTGACAGAAACATTTCTGAAGTTTGCCCAACCATTTTTGTTGATAGCCCAACCTTGTGTGCCACCGGAGCTGTACCAGTTATCAGAAGCGATTTCCTGCGAAATCTTGGCACTGTCAATTGAGGCATTGGCAATCTTGGCACTATTGATAGAGGCATCGGCAATCTTGGCATTACCAATAGAAGCATCACGAATTCTTGCAGTATCCAAGTAGATTTCATTATTAGCTGTATCAGCCACAAATATAGGTTTAACTTTATTTGGGTCTTTGTCAGCTGTGGTAATCATGAACTTATCTACGCTGAATATTGCAGCAGAACCATTAGCTTCACCATCAGTTGCTAACAGCTTGAATCCACCATAAACACCATTGGCATCAACTGTCATGGTATGAGAAGCGTTAATAGTACCAGTCAGTTTATCAATAGAGGTTTTAGACTCAGTTGATACAGCAGAAATCTTTCCATCCATTTCTGAACGAACTTGATTTAATGCTTGAGACTGTGCTTGATCATTAGTGACAACTGTCTTGTTCAATGTGGTGATAGAAGATGTATTATCATCAACCTTAGATTCGATTCGACTAAACTGCTGAGCTGTGGCTTCTTTTTCAGTTGCAACAGTTTCATCTAATGTTTTAATAGAAGCACTGTTGGCTACGATTAATTCATGGTTGTCACTGTTCAGCTTAGTGTACTCTGATTTTTGTTCGCTGAATTTTTGAGTTGTTGCAGATTCAAAATCAGACTGGCTCTTTTTAATTTCGGTGATGTTGGCATCAGTCGAAGTTTCAAGATCTCCAACTTGCTTAGTGAATTTTGCATCCTGCTCGTCAATTTTCTGGTTCAGCGCCAACTCAGTATTAGCAACTAAAGTATCAGTGCGTTTCTGCTCAGCCGAAACCTTGCCGTCAGTATACGTCTTGTACTCACCAGTTATTTCAACTTTGGTATTGTCAGTGTACTTAATAGCATCTTCTTTAGCCTTACTTGCAACTTCATCAGCATGATCATTGGCATTATTCAAAGTCTCATTTAACTTGTCATTCAGACCAATCATGTCTTCGATATTTTTAATATCTTCAGGGTCGAATTTGTAGTCAAAAGTGATATCGAAATAAGTAGGACCAGTCCAAATCATGTTGTCTTGACCAAATACGTCATATTGAGCAGCACGAATGTACCAACCACCTTCATCTAAGTCGAAGTTGCCTTGATTACCTGTGTACTCTTTATAGCCAACTTCTTTAGTGAAATTATCAT